AGGTTGTGGTGTAGGTTGTGGTGTTGGTTGTGGTGTGGGCTGAGGTGTGGGTGCCGGAGTCGGTTCAATGTATGGTGGTGGTGTTGGGGCAGGTGTTGGTGAAGGTGCTGGCATAGGCTCTGGTGGAGTTATTATTGGCGGCATAGTTGGTGCTGGAGTTGGTACTGGAGGAGGAGTAGGTTCTGGTGTTTGTTGCCCATAAAATTGTGTTGGGTCAACAGTAAATGTTGGGGCAAAAAATTGCCCGATACCTGCTATATCTCCAATCTGGCCATAACCTTCTGGACCTGCTTGATAACCAAAATAAGGTAAGCCTGTGCCGTATTGTTGTTCAGCATATAAACCAGAACCTTGTATTGGTACCATTTCTCCAGTCATTGGATTGTAGACTTCGGTAACTCCTTCGCCTGCTAAGGCTTTGTAGTAATCTTGATAAAACTTCTGCATTTCTGCAGCTCTTTGTTGTTGTTCTTCTGTTATACCAGCAAAGGAACCAACAAATGATTGTAAAAAGTTTTGTAAGTCTGAATCTACTGCTGTGCCACCACCCGAAGTGCCACCTGAAGTGCCGCCGCCACCTTCGGTTGAGCCAAAAGCCAATGAATTGATGTATTGTTCAATAGACCCATAAGGTGCTCCCTGAGACACCATGTTTAAAATAGAATTTATTTGGTCATCGGTAAATTGGGGGTATAAATCTCTTAGATAAGAAGCAGTAAAAATACTGGTGTCTGTCCCAGTGTTGAAAGCAAGATATCTTTGGAAGGCTCTATCCAGTTCTTCAGTAGAAGCACCGAGTTCTGCCATACGCATAAGTTCTTCGGCTTGGTCAGCCGTTAACCCAGCATTAATATAGCCTTCGTAGTTCATAGCTTAAAAAATGCCTTTAAACTTAAATCCTCTTTCTGCTATACCTTTAGCTCGACTTACGCCACTGCCCATACCCGGTTCTGGTTTGTCTGAGACCTTAATTTTTTCTGATGAAGCATAAGGAACCATACCTTGACCTTTGATGTCAACGCCGTTTTTAAATTTTTTATTTTCCACATTTCCTCCTGTGTTTAATTTTTTTCTTCTTTGCATATCCAAAGCAATAGCAACGGCTTGTTTCTGAGGTTTGCCCTCAGACCTTAACAAAGATATTTTTTTTGCAACTTTATCTTTCGCCATTACCTGCCTTTTTGTATATCAAATAATTTAAATCGCTCTGCTTGGTCGAGCCTTTCCTGTGCAAGCCTAATCCTTTCACTTTGGATTGCAGCATTCTGTTGAAGTCGCTGTTCAGCTAACTGAGCATCGTCCAGATTTTCTTGCTGGTCGATTTGTGCATCCAGTTGGTCTTTCTGAGCCTTACGTTGAATGTCTTGTGCTCTTAATTCTAACTCTTGTTGCCTTAGTTGTACAAGAGGGTCAGGCTGTTGAGGTGGCTGTAATGCTTGTGAGAATTGTCCCATCTGTTGAGCCAAGTTCATAGCTTTCATATTCTCGTACTGTAAAGCAAACTCATCATCGGACAGTGCTGCCAATTGTTGTTGCAGTTCTGGACTGGACAATTGAGCTTCAACTTCTAGTTCGGCTTTAAAGACCATATGTTCAAATATATGAGCTTGGAGTGAACCCATACCTTGTGGATTTTGTTGCACTAAAGGTGTGCTCATAAAAGCCATATGGGCTTGAATGTGGGCATCGTGATTTTGTTCTTTAAATGCTTTTGGTTCAACGCCATTAATCATTAACTGAGCATTTTCTGTGACTGGGTCGGTTGGAACTTGTTCTTCTGGTTGTTTTAAATAGCGGTCTGGGTCTTCAACACCAAGAGAAGCATACATATCACGATAGGCTTCGTAAATACCCTCTTTGGAATGAACGTTAGGGTTGCTATTGACCAATTGTAATCTTTCTTGAGCAATCATAATTCTTTGCGACATGGAGAAAATATTCGGGTCGGATACCGGAACAATATCAACTCTATCATCAAAGTCAGATTTTTTGACTGCTCTATCGCCACCTGCTACCTCATAAGGATAAATGTCAGGTAGTTGCTCACCAAATATCTTGGCTAGTAATTTAAACTCTATGCGTTGAGCGTAATGCATTCTTTTGTGAATGGCTGACATGACTTTGGTCCCTCTTTCCAATAAAGCTATGGTTGTACCGACTGGCATGGCTTGGTTGGCATCGCCAACTTGCATATCAGCAATAGCCGCAAATCTTTTGCCTGAGTCGACCAATAAACCCAACAAAGAAAGTAGGGTACCCGATGGCTCCTTGAATGGGAGTGGGATAAGGGAGTCTCTAAGAGAACCACCGGGAGCATCTACGTCTCTAAATTCACCGGGCTGTAGTGGGGTGTCGTCATCTCTGACTCTAACACCTCTGGCTTTAAAACCTGCCGGTAAGTTGGCTAGTGTTCCTGCATCAATTAATTGTCTGAGTATTGAAGTAGAAGCTTTGGATAAACCACCAATCATATGGGTAAGACCAAAGCCATAAAATCCAAGACCGGGCAGGAATTTGTAATGCACAAAATAATTTATCTTTTTCTTTAATGGGTCGTCTGGGTTGTAGTTTCTTCTAATGGATAATACTTGGCCGTTGTCTTTGCAAACGGTAACGATATAAGGCAACTTGATACCAGTAACGCCATTCTCATTCTCATCTTCAAAACCGGGAATATCTAAATCGCAATGGCATTCCAATAATTCAACCATTTGATTTTGGCCCTTGACACCAGAAATCTCATCAATCTCTTCCTCAATATCGGAATCTTCGCCATAACCGGGCATAAGAGAGACATCACGATAAAAACCCAAAGCCATAAGTTTTTTGACTTCGTTTTCTGGCATTTTGACCAAATGAGTTACTCGTGGTGAGCTTAAGATGTCGGTAGCTCCATAAGGTACGTATAAATCCTCAGAAGGCACAAACTTGGAAACAGCTCGTCCTAAGTTTTGGTCGTAATAAACTTTTTTGAATGCGGAACCAGAAAGGGGTAAATAAAACAATAATTGGTCAAGTTCTGGGTCGTATTCTTCCATTTTGACCATGATTTCGTAGTTCATGTAGTCTTTGACTCTTTCGGCTTGTTTTTCTTTTTCAATATCGTTGTCGCCGACTATTTGGGTTTTGACTGGGCCATTGGCAGGCAATAGTTCTTTGTAAGCTTGCGCTTGGAATTGTGTAACCGATTCAGACAACAAAGGATGGATAACACCAGAAGCTCCTTCAAATGGTTCGCTTCTTTCGTCATCGAATTTCATACCAAGGTATTTCAAACCATCGGTATAGGTTTTTTCCCAATCTTGGCGAGATTGACGGTCTTCCTCAAAATACTCTTCTATCTCTGAAGCAATCAGCATCAGTTCCATCTCATCAATAACCTCAGCTAAATTGCTACCAAACTCAAGGTCTTCAGTGGATACTTCAGTTATGGCCCCGAATACAACAGAGCCATCTTCCTGAAGCACGCCTTCGCCAATATCTTCTTGTTCTTCTTCGACTTTTAGTTTTATTTCATTTGATTGGTCTTCGACTCCCAAGTCAATCTTTTCTTCTCTTTCGATACTTTTTTCAATTGCCATTATTTCATCCTTCTACCTATTAAATAAAGTATAAACAATATTCCCAATATAAACCCAAAAAGGAAATACCACCACTCCATTAACTTACTTTTTTATCATCGTCCAAAGGACCGCCAGCAACCCACGCTTCGCAGGTGCGTTCTGCAGCACATTTAAACTTTAAAAACTGACAGTAACCTAACTCACCAGCATCAATGACATCCAATGGGTCTTCGCCTTCGTCTTCACCAATGCCTTCAGCTATGCATTCTTTCATATCGGATGTGATATTAAAAGCCGCACAGTTGCCACAACGGGCTTTTTTGACATCGCCCACAGGTTCGTCCCACATTTCAGCCAAGCCTTCCCAATACTCCTCTGAAGGTTCATTGGGATTCATAGGGCCATAGTAATGGTCATCAATCGCTTGCTGTCTGTTTTCCAAATTAACTTCAATATCTTGAGTTGGTAAAGGACAACCCTCAACCATATCGTCAACTAAAGTGCCGGAATGTTCGTGCTCTTCTTCAACTTCGCCCTTCATTATGACGATTTTTATAATTTCTTCACTCATTAGTAATAAACCCTCTTTCTTAGCAGCCTGTCTTCTTCAATCATATCCGAATCCAAAGTAACAAAGCCACCTTGTCTGAATCTCATTATAGCTTGTGTCATTGAATCTACAAAGTCATCGTTTTCCCCATAAGGAAACGAAGCACATTCTTCAATCACTTCTTCAGCAAACCTTTGGTCAATCGGAGCATAAACCTTGCCACTTTCAAACATCGGAGAAACGGCATGGACTCGTGCTACTTTGTCCTGACCTCTGGTTGGAGTGTAGTTTACCACAGGAATACCTATGTTACGCAACTCATGTGTCAAAGGCATACCAGAAGCTTTGGCCTCAATTAAAACCATATCGGGGTCCCAATACTTGTATTCATCGTAGCCAATGCGTTTCAATTCAGGGAAATCCCAACGACCTTTGCGGGCATCTATCAAAATAATCGCTTGTTCGCCAGCCGGAGTTGTAAAAACACCCCAAGTGGTAATAGCACTGTAGTCGGCAGTCTCTTTCTTAGAGTAAGCGGTATCGTAAGACTGAATAATGTATTCCACAGCAGGTAATTCTTTGCCTTCCCAGCGTTCCCACCACTCACGCTTGATAATCGCACCCTCTTCCGCTGTGGGATTTTGCATCCACTGAGCATTCCACTTTGAGATTGGTAGGGAAGCTTTGACCTTAAGCAGCTCGTCTTTGGACCAGAAATCGGACCAGAGGGGCTTATCGTCTTCCAACATAGCGGGAAACTCCACCACATCCCATTGGTCGGCAAATTGGTCGGCTTGAGATTTAATCAAACGGGCTGTCAAATCAATGGTACTCCATCTGGTCATCACGACAATGATGGCACCACCCGGTTGCAAACGCTGACGTGGTCCTGAGGAATACCAATCCCAACAATGTTGCAATAGATTGGGTGAGAGAGCATCTTGTTCCGAATGGGGGTCGTCAATAATCAATAAATCGGCACCACGTCCTGTCACGGCACCCCCAACACCAGCAGCGAAATACTCACCGCCCTTATTGGTGGACCAACGACCCGCTGATTTGTTGTCCTGATTCAGCGTCACTTTAGGGAATATCATCTTAAATTCATCGGAATCGACAATGTTTCTGACCTTACGGCCAAAGCCGACAGCCAATTCCCCTGTGTGGGTGGTATGCATTATCTTCTTTTCAGGGTATTTGCCAATAAACCAAGCTGGAAAGTGAATGGAAGCCAACTCGGACTTACCATGACGGGGCGGGACATTGATAATTAGACGTTTAATTTTGCCTTCCGCTATCTGCTGGAACTTCTCGGCAAAGATTTTATGGTGTTCACCACACTTAAAACCGTCCCAAACGTTCTTAACGAAGTCCAAGAAGCTTTCTTGGGAAGCGTCTCTCTGGACCAATCTTTTGTAGTGGTTTTGGAGCTCCAATAATTGATGCAGTTCTTCTTTAAGGTGGTCGGGAATTTGCTTACTTGGAGGAACAGGATTCTTTACTGCCATTTAACTTTAGTTTGGTGTTGGCTTGATGATAAAGTGCTTTTGAGTTTTTTGCAATTTCGTTAGGGAACCTAGATAGGATTCCTACTTTTTTTAGTGGTGTGTGAGTTAGGGGTTTAGTATATCTATACACAGGTACTACCCAATATATAT